CCTTAGAAGATAATGGCAAGTATCACACAAACTATCCCTCAATACTCACTAGGAATGTCAGAACAGCCTGACCAGCTAAAGTTTCCCGGTCAGGTAACAGAGGTAACAAATGCAATACCAGACCTAACTAAAGGTCTATTTAAAAGACCGGGTGCAAAGAGAATTGGAACTGACAAGCTAACTAACGTACAGAGTGGAGGTTCGTGGTTTCATTATTTTCGAGATGAGTCCGAAGGATCTTACATAGGACAGGTAGCTGCCGATGGTCAAGTTCGTGTATGGAGTTGTAAAACTGGTGCACAGATGACTACAAGCTACACACATAATTCAGTAAACCATCAGACAACAGTTACAAACTATTTAGCTACAAGCACACCAGAAAACTTACAGTTCTTAACAATCAATGATACGACTTTTGTCAATAATCGTGATACTACTAATGCTAACACTCTCGTTGGGTCAACGGGAACTACAGATTCTGCACCAGATGCTCACTACGGGTTCATAGAACTATTACGTACAGAAAATGGTAGGCAGTATGGTGTCAATATAAACAATGGTACAACTGTTACCACATTGACACGTGCCACTAAAATAAAAATTACAGGTCATAGCTTAGATGAAAGTGATGGCTCAGGCCACTGTCCCGGTATAGGTACAGAAGTATACGCTGTTACAGCCAAGAGTAGCTATGGTGCATCAGAGAATATACAAGATGTAAAGAATAGTAGTGGTGTCGTACAAACATCTGGCAAGAATAACTTGACATTTCGTGTTACTGCACTAGGTCAACAAGGTGTTAGTCCTAACTACAGTGCTAGTCAAAACGGCCCCGGTGGTAATAACTACAGATGTAGCTACAATGTCGAGTCTGTATTGTTACATGGTGGAGAAGGATGGGCTGTTGGTGATGTAATTCGAGTCCTACCAGAGCACGCATCTGCGGCTGATAGTTCCGATTCACAGGCATATATAGATGTTACAGTAACTGAGATAGAAACTACACAAGTAAATGCTACTATATCTTCTAACGGTGATGGCCTTATACGACCAGCACCTACCCCTTTTGATGCTGATACAGCTGTTACTGCTGATACTATTATTGGTGGTATTATAGCTGATCTGCCATCAGGTGTTACAGGTAAACACATAGGTACAGGTATATATCTATCTAGTTCTAATCCATTTAGTGTAGAGGTTGTTGAAGAGGATTTGATGAGATGCTTTCAAACTTCTGTAAATGACGTACAAAACCTACCTAATCAATGTAAGCATGGATATATAGTAAAGATTGCTAACTCTAGAATGTCAGATGAAGATGACTACTATCTTAGATTTGATGGTGCAAACAATAGAGATGGCAATGGATCTTGGTCTGAGTGTGCAAAAGGTGGTATAGCAAAGACTCTTACTAACATGCCATTGGTTATACAGCGTACAGCTGCAACCACATTTACAGTTAGACCATTTGATTATGCTGAACGACGAGTTGGTGACGATGCAACTAACCCGATGCCTTCTTTCGTAGGTGCACGTATAAACAAAGTGCTGTTCTTTCGTAACAGATTAGCACTACTGTCAGGTGAGAATGTCATAACATCACGACCCGGTACATTAGGAGCTCCTGACTTCTTTAATGAAACAGCTTTGACTGTATCGGCTAGCGACCCTGTGGACATATCTGCTGCGTCTATGTTCCCTTCAGAACTATTTGATGGCATAGAAACTAACACTGGTTTGGTAGTATTTAGTACAAACCAACAATTCTTACTTGCGTCAGATGATACAGTTTTTAACCCTGACACTGCAAAGCTACGTAGTATCTCTACATTTAATTACAACGAAGATATACCTCCAATATCTCTAGGCACAACAATCGCATATGTTGATAACTCTGGTAAGTTTAGTCGATTCAATGAAATGGCAAACATACAACGTGAAGGAGAACCAAGCATAGTCGAAGTGAGTAAAGTTGTACCTACACTACTACCAAAAGACATAGATTTACTGACAAACTCTAGAGAAAACTCTATAATATTGTTAGGTAAAACAGGCTCAGATGATGTTTTTGGTTATAAATATTTCCAAGTATCTGAGCAAAGACAACAGGCTGCATGGTTCAAATGGAAGCTTAACAATCCATTGATATACCATTTTATTATCAATGATGAATACTTCTTTTTAGATAGTGACTATTATTTACAAAGTATAAAGTTAGTGCAGACTGAAACTGACCCCTCTATTGTACAAGATAATGTCGACTTCTTACTTCATGTGGATAATCATACTACTGTTAGCGGTGGCAGCTTTAACTCAGCTACAAACACCACAACCTTCAGTAATGTGGGCTGGCTAAATACAGTCACCACACCAAACCATGATCTCGTGGTAATTGATACAAATACTAACTCAGTAAGAGTTGGTAGATATGCAAAGCCTACAGTGAGTGGTACAAGCTTTACTATACCGGGTAACTGGTCAGGAGTTACACTTACCATAGGTTATATATACCCTTACGAAGTCAAGTTTCCTACATTCTATGCTACACAACAGCAGGGCCAAAGCTCTAGAGCTGATGTAAACTCATCACTTGTGCTACATAGAATCAAGTTTCACTTCGGTAAAATAGGTCTATATGAAACTACACTTGAACGTGTAGGTAAAACTGACTATACAGAGATATACGAATCTACACAGTTAGATGAGTACAAAGTGTCTGATGCACCTTATTTAGAAGAGTTTATCAAGACTGTACCTGTATACGAAAAGAACACAAACGTAGATGTAATACTACGATCGTCACACCCAGCTCCAGCTACATTACGTGCTATATCTTGGGAAGGTGACTTTTCACCTAAATATTATAAACGTGTCTAATTACATACACCCACTTACATTGGAGGCTGCCGCTCAGGTTGCCTCTAATCTCCGTCCAGATGACCGCAGGGAGGTCGAAGAAGGCCATGGGATACCATTGCCCCTCTTACCCTCTTTGATGGCTCACAACCCCTCCTACGTGTATTTTACAGTGCCTGACGGCAAGACTGCTGGCATGGCCGGAGTAGGACAAGATGGTGATATATGGATGCTATGCACTCCTGATATACACCGATACCCAATTACATTTGCAAGAGAGGCCAAACGGTATGTCGATAGCCGTGAAGAGCCCCTCCTTTGGAATATAGTTGACAGTAGAAACAAGGCACATTTAAAACTGCTAAAGTTTCTTGGCTTTAAGTTTTTACGTAAGTTAAAACATGGGCCGAACAATGTAACATTTATTGAATTTTGCCGTGTGCGTAGACGCTAATGCAGGGGCAAGGGCACAAGCTAGAGCACAAGCTGCTGCTAAAGATGCCCGATATGCCTCTGATTCTCTAAAGTTTTGGAACAGAGAAGTTACTTTAGAAAGAACACAACAACGAAATATCATAGGACTCTCAAAAGATCAGAGTGATGCCTATGCTCAAGCTTTAGCTACCCAAGGAAAGGGTAGAAGAAAAGTAGAAGATGCTGCCAAAGCATACTTTACTAAGATGTCTGTCAATGAAGGCGGTCGTAGTAGACGATTTGGTAAACTAAAATATCTTGAATTACTACAGAAAAATGCAGATGTTGAAGCTACAGTACAGAATGTATTTGGACGAAACATGGCATACTCACAAGAAGGTATAAAACGTGTATTCCAAGCCAAACAGGCAGATGCACGAGAAGCTCTAGGTATTAGACCAGAGTATGGTGCACCAGTTATGCTACCTCCAACCAACAGACTTGGTGGTGCTTTACAGATTGCTAGTCAGGTTGCTGGTATATACAGTGCTTTTTCTTCTGATATAAAACTAAAAGAAAACATAGAAGAAGTTGGTGTATCACCTGATGGCTACAAGATATATGAATTTAACTATAAAGGATTTAAAGATAGATGGCGTGGAGCTATGGCTCAAGATGTTGTCAAGAAGAATCCAATGGCTGTAGGTATACGAGATAATTACTTAACTGTAGACTATAGCAAAATTGACGTTAATATGGAGCTCGTATGACCTCATCATTTTCTAATCTAATCGGTACGGAAAGGGACAGGATTCCTGACCTACCGATTAGTAACTACGCCTCTACCGAAGCTAACATGGAAGAGGCCGTCAACAAAGCCAATGACGAAAGTGCAAAAGACCTAGAAAGATTTTACAAAGAACTAGGCGACATAGAAGCACTTAAATCGCAAAACTTTTTTGACAATCTAAACGCGCTAGGTGGTTTAGTAAAGAATGTTGCTGCGGCTAATGAAGCACGTGAAAGAAACAGAGAAGCACGTGAGTCACTTAAGTTTGCTAAAAATTTATACGAAGAAAAACAGGATCAGTTTCTAGAGTTTCAAGAAAAGAAACTTGATATGAACGAAGCTGAACAAGAAGCTGCATTAAGAGAGATAGCAGGCGATAACGAAGAAGTCTATGACTTTCTAAAATTAAAGTTTGCACCTACTCTTGCTGGTCTAGAAACAGATGAGTTTATAAGACGCTATGATGACTTTGCAGCTAGTGGTTTAAGAAGTAGAATACAAGCTAAAAATGTTTATAACTTACCAACCAGACTAGATGCTAGTGATGCTATAGATGATACTATAGAAAACATTGTTACTAAGTATCTAATAGATGCAAACTCTAAAGGACTAAATGTACAAAGCAGACAGCTTCGTAGACATTTCATCAAACGTCTGTATCCATCTCTTGTAAAAGAAAAAGAAAAGATCTTATCTACATGGGAACGCATAAGCGATCAACAATATATAAATCAAAACAACGCAGCTGTTGATAGTGCTATTGTTGATACTGTTAACTCCCAAGGAGTAGTAGTAGACTCAGAAGGTAGAGAAAGAACTGATTATAACGGTGTTTTCGATGATGTAGATACAGGTCTAATTCAATTTGTTCAATTAAAAAAAGGTTTTGATACACCTAAACAAGCTTTAGATTATATAATAGAAAGAATGGGTTCTGATGCCTTAAGAGGTAGACTACAGTCTGGTGGTGTAGCTTATTTTATGAATGAAGCTAAGTTCATCAATCGTTCTACAGGTAAAGAGGCAAAAGGTTACTTTAATGCTGGTATAGGTAATCAAGGTGAGATAGATGGTAACATGTCTTATCTTACACGTATACGAAGTGAGATAGCTCTTAATGATAGTAAAGTATATAAAACTTTAGTTACAGATTCTCAAGAAAGAGTAAGACAGCTACGACTACAAGGTTTATCAGAACAAGAGTTTACTATGGCTCTTGCTGAAGAAGAGACTATATTTCGTAGACAGCTAAAAGCTAAAGGTCTTGACGACTCACTGCCTCTACCAACTCATTTCTTAAGTGATGAAACTTCTGGTGTAGGTAACGAAACATACTCTAATCAGGTAGGCAAGGCAAACAAGATATTTGACATTGTAGATGTAGGAAAAGATTATGTCAACAAGTTAAGACAAGAGGCTAGAGATCCAAACATAGAACTTACTAGTTTACAGAAAAATGTACAAGTTAAGGCTGCTGAGTATGAACTAACTCAAAAAGTTAATGAACGTATGGCAGGCGATAAAAACATGACATTAGAAGAAGCACTACAATTAGAGTATCCAGCAATTTTAGAAAAGTTAGTAAACAAAAAGTATACATCTCAGGTTGATATTACCAGACCAACACTACCAATAGATATACAGAATGACCGTGTTTTCTTGAAAGATAACGGTGTTGATGCTACGATGAATCAGAAAGAGTTTGTATCTCTTGACGAAAAACGTGCATTAGATCAGTTGTATGATTATTACGAAAGCGGGTTTAAAACACCATTTCCACAGTATTTTAGAGAAGTTACTCATGGTACAAATGTAATGCCACATGAGTATGCTCTTGCAAGATATAAAGCTATGTTCCCGGGTGACACTAGCAATATGAAGAACCCAGAAACATTCTTTGATTTAACAGAAGAAGAATCACGTTTCTTGTACTTACGTAAGAATCAGACTAAGAATCTACAATTACTAAATGATGATGATGATACAACTATAGAAACTAAAATGCTTAGGTCTTTACAGCAGAGAGACAATAATGGTGCAAACCTATACGCAAAACCTACTGATACCCCCGGCTTGAAAAAGTTTTTTGAGAATAGAAATCTAACTGAACTAACTGTAGCTGATGCTTACAGACTTGCTAAACAGGGTTACTCTGATTTTGGTTTATATAAGTTTAGTGCAGAAGAGTTGATAGAAGTTGTCGAAGCTGGTGGTATAAGAGTAGATGGTAAAATGAATGAGCAAACTCAAAATGCTATGGTTTTTGGTTTGATGAGAATACAAGCAAACAAAAGTAACAGTATTATGGGTGCGTTAGTTGATGCTGATAGAGACTGGCGTAGACTTACTAATCTAACTGATGACGAAAGAACACAAGTATTACAATTCTTTCCCAATCTTAGAGATATGCCTAATAATCAGTTTCAAAACTTACAGGGTGAGATTAATCAAATAATTATAAAAAACTTAGCAAAACCAACAAAAGAAGAGTTCTTTAATAAATTAATTGAAGATTATGTTGAGAATGACTTTGGAGGAATAACAATTTAATGGACTCAGGAAAATATATGATAGATGATGATATGGTCGATGAGCTAGGTAAAGTAGCTGAAGACATATCAGACGACTATCGAGCACGGATAATAGCCGAAGAACAGGCAAAGTCAGAGCAAGCTCAGGCTGAACAACAAGCCGTTGACACACAGGCTGATCCACGCAACTCCGATACATGGGGTGCTAAGGCACTCATCAAAGAGGGTCAGTCTATTTTATCCGGTGGTCTACAAGACACTGCATCATCTATTGCTACGTTTCCAGAACGTACAGTCGATGCTTTCAGTGGGGAGATGCAAAGACAAAAGGAAGAGACTGGTGCATACAAGCCAGACTTTACACCTTTTGGTGGTTATGATAATCCAATCGAAACAAGAACATGGTGGGGTAAACAGCTTAGAGGTCTAGTACACTTCGGATCTCTAGCAGCTGGTACAATACTAACTGCAAAAGCTGCGGCAGCTACAGGTATAGTCGCTTTGCCAGCTGGTCTTATAGCACTAGCTAAAGGTAATGTTGTAAGAGGTATGGCTGTTGGAGCTGTATCTGACCTTATATCTAAAGAGTCAGATGAACAAAACGCTCTTGGTGCTTTACGTGACCGCTATGGTTGGATGGATACACCTATATCTACAAAAGATACTGACCATCCAGTTGTGATGAAGATGAAAAACATAGTTGAAGGTATGGGCATAGGTCTATTCTTTGACGGTTTTGCTTACACACTGGGTAGAGGTGGTAAAAAAGTTGTAAAACAGATACAAGATAGAAACAAAAATCTAAAACAAGCAACAGTACAAAACGGACTAGCACAGCTAAGACGTGGTGAAGTAGAGTTTAGAGCGGATAAAAATGCACCTATATCTCAACCACACCAAGCAGCACACATAACAGAAGTAGAACCACAGAAAGCTCGTGAGCAGTTATCTCGTACTCGTAAAGAGTGGGGTTCAGAAGAAGGATCTACTGGCTCTGTAACAACACCATACGAACGTGAGCGTATTGCTATGGAAGGTGCTACAGATGAAGCACAAGTAGAACGTATTATGCGCGGACTGATGAGCAGTGCAAAGTTTAAGCAAGAACTTGACGCTGTAAAAGGCAGCATACCTAAGCTAGCATCTAGATGGAGAGAAGCGATAGAAGGTCATCAGCGTATAACACAGGGTAGAAATGCCATAGAAATGTCACCACAAGAGTATCTAAAAGAGTTATTAGAAGCTCAACCTGATGTTGTTGACGGTGTTGAAATATGGACATCTAAAAATGTTGTTATAGGTGACTTAGTTGTTGGTTCATTACTAAAACAACTACGTGATCTAGGTACAGCTGGACGTGAAATAGCAGATTTAGTTGGTCTGGACGATGTAGATGGCCCAGCTAAACAAGTTGTAGATACAATGTTGACAGCTTTGTACCAAACTAAAAAAGCTAGATTCCTAAAATCCGACGCATTTAGACAGTTACAAGCTGGTAAACAATCTAAAGCACAGTTAGTAAATGAAGCTGTAACAGCAGACGTAGAAAAAGCAAAAGAGTCTATAATGTCTGTACTAAAGATAGCAAAAGATGATCCTGATGACAACCTACTCAATGCGTTGTTTGAAGCTTTTTCTATGATGAAAGATGTCAATACTCTTGAAGACTTTGACAGATGGGCACGTACAATACTCAAAGGTGGTTCATTAGCACCAGACGGCCCAGCTAGAACAGGTGCACTGATACGTGAACTAGAAGGCGTGATGAGTCATAGTATTCTATCAGGCCCAAAAACACCAGTTCGAGCAATCATGGGTACATCTACTGCAACATTCTTACGGCCACTAGCTTCAGCATTAGGAGCAGTACTACGCTATCCATTTGAAGGTGATGCTGCTACAGTTAGAAGTAGCCTAGCTGCCGTTAATGGTATGATAGAAGCTATACCTGAGTCGTTTACTTTGTTTAGAGAAAAACTAAACTCATATTGGAAAGGCGATATACGTACAATCAAGACACGTTTCTCAGAGTATACACAGGCAGACGATAACTGGGAGATACTACGTCGTTGGGCAGAAGACAGTGGTAGAGCTAACGCTGGCGAAGTAGCTGCATTTCGTATGGCTAACGTAGCTAGACAGATGAACAATAATAACTTGTTTACATACTCTACAAAGATCATGGCTGCAACTGACGATGCGTTTGGTTACATCCTTGGTCGTGCTAAGATGCGTGAAAAAGCAATGCGTAGAGTTTTAGAAATGCAAAGTGTTGATGGCATTAAGCTACCAGAAATAAACAAAGACTTGATGAAGGCATATGAAGACGACTTCTATTCACAAGTGTTTGACAAAGACGGTAATATTATTGACGAAGCTACAAAGTTTGGACGTAAAGAAGTAACACTAACACAAGATCTTACAGGCTTTGCAAAAGGTCTAAATGATGTATTTAGTGCTGCACCTCTAGCCAAACCATTCTTTTTATTTGCTAGAACAGGTGTAAACGGTCTTGCTCTTACAGGTAAGTATACACCCGGTTTTAACTTCTTAGTCAAAGAGTTTAACGACATAGCATTTGCAAACCCAGCTGACCTAGCAAGTGTAAACAAGTATGGTATTTTTACAGCAGAAGAACTTGCTAATGCACGTGCCTTACAAACAGGCCGATTGGCAATAGGCTCTGGTGTAGTTATGCTAGCTGTAAACGCTTGGATGCGTGGTGATCTTAATGGTAACGGCCCAGTTGACAGACAGAAAAGACAGGTCTGGATAGATGGTAAGTGGGAGCCAAGAACTATAAAGCTAGGTGCTGTACGTGTTGGTTATGATAACTTTGAACCATTCAACCTTATTATGTCTACAATCGCTGACGTAGGTGATGCGAGTGAACTAATGGGTGAAGAGTGGACAGAAAACCAGTTAGGTAAGATATCTCTTGTTGTAGCACAGGCTATTACAAGTAAGTCATATCTAGCAGGCATACAGTCCTTTGTAGACTTATTTGGTGCTAGACCCGGACAAGGCCCACGTATTGTAGCATCTCTTGCTAACAACACTGTACCTCTTGCTGGTCTACGTAACGAACTTGGTAGATTATTTACACCATATATGCGTGAAATAAACTCAGGTATCATACAGTCTATACGTAACAGAAACTTACTTACTGAACAAATAGCTGGTACACAACAGCTACCTAAAAAGTATGATATACTCAACGGTAAACCACTCAAAGATTGGGACTTTTTAACAAGAGCATACAATGCTGTAAGTCCTGTAACACTTAACTTAGAACAAAGCAAAGGTAGACAGTTACTATTTAACAGTGGCTACGATTTACGTACATCTACATACTACGCACCTGACGGCACAAAGCTTACAGATAATGCAGTAGTTAGATCTTTGTTTCAACAAGCTATAGGTGAGCAGAATTTAGAACTAAAACTTGATAAACTGGCTGACGATCCTAAGATACTAGCATCATTAGAACAAATGCGTGCAGATATAAAATCTGGTAGACGTGGTGATTTTGATGTAAAGGACTACTATCATAATAGAATTATAGAACGTATATTCTACAATGCACGTAGACAAGCTTGGGCTAAAATTAGCAGTCAACCAAACGTAAGAAGAGTTATACTAGAACAACGTGAAAAAGAAATCGCACGTATTGAAAAACGTACGGATACCGCAAACATCCTCAACATATATAAATAAATGGCAACAACATTCGTAGAATATACTGGGGATGGAAACGCTACCAAAACGTTTTCTTTCCCTTCATACCAACAAACTGATATAAAGGTAACAGTAGATGGTACAGCTAAAACAGCAAGTACTCACTACAACATTACTGGCTACACCACAACAGGTGGTGGCAGTGTTGTCTTTACATCAGGTAATATTCCAACCAGTCCCGCCCTTATTCGTATTTTTCGTGACACTGATGTAGATAGTGCTAAGGCTACATTTACAGCAGGGTCATCAGTCAAAGCAGCTGACTTAAATAATAATATTACACAGCTCTTGTATGCTGCACAAGAAGAGCAAAACCAACTAGAGCAAACTGCTGACATCCGTGACGATGCTGTAACTACAGCTAAGATACGAGACGACGCTGTTACAATGGACAAGCTAAACAGCGGTGCTCTACCTACTGACATTACAGTAGCAAGTGCAAACATTGTAGACGGTACTATAGTAAATGCTGATGTCAATGCGTCGGCTGCCATAGCTGGTACAAAAATTACCCCTGCATTTGGTTCACAAAACTTATCTACATCTGGCACAGCAGCAACTGGTAATCTTACAGTAACAGGCACTATAAGTGTTTCTAGTACTGTTGATGGTAGAGATGTAGCTGCTGATGGTTCTAAACTAGACGGTATCGAAGCCGGAGCTACAGCAGATCAAACAGCAGCAGAGATAAGAACTCTTACTGAAGCTGCTACAGACAGTAATGTTTTTACTGACGCAGATCATACAAAACTTAATGGCATAGAAGCTGGGGCTACAGCTGACCAAACTAATGCAGAGATCAAAACTGCATACGAGGCTAACTCTAATACTAATGCCTTTACTGATGCTGAAAAATCAAAACTATCTGGTATAGAGTCAGGAGCTACAGGAGATCAGACTAATGCAGAAATAAGAGCTGCCGTAGAAGCTGCTAGTGATAGTAATGTTTTTACAGATGCAGACCACAGTAAGCTAAACGCTATCGAAGCCGGTGCTACTGCTGACCAGACTAATGCAGAAATAAAAACTGCATACGAAGCTAATGCTAATACTAACGAGTTTAGTGATGCAGAACAAAGCAAGCTAGCTGGTATAGAAACAGCAGCTACAGCTGACCAAACTGCCGCTGAGATAAAAACTCTGCTACAAGCTAGTAAACTTACTTTATCTGAGATCGACACTACCTCTACAGATAGCAGATACTTTACAGAAACTGAACTTACAGGTGGTGCTCTTGACGGTAGATACTACACAGAGACAGAAGCTGAAGCCAAGTTTCTTAGACAAGACTCTAGCGAGACAATAGCTAGTGGTGCAACTTGGTCTAACTCTGACGCATTTGTAGCTACAACAGCTGCTATCAATGCTCGTATTATTGACCTTATAGACGAGGTTGGTGGTTTTACAGCTATTGCTAATGAGACTAGCTTTCCAGCAACTAACCCACAAGGAGCTACAGGTCAGTCAGCTATACTAAGTATACAAGCTGCAAGCACAACGCTAACCCCTAGTGGTACTACTGTAACCATAGCAAATGGTGCAGGGACAGGTAACACTGTAACTATTACAGGCGTGTCTGCTGCCATACCTACAGGCTTTGGTTTTCTAGTAGAGTCAACATCTACAACACATACATACAGTTTTCATAGATTAGTACCGATAGCAACACAAGTCAATACTGTTGCTTCTAACATTACTAACATTGTTAACGCTGGTGCAAACGTAGTAGATATAAACAACTTTGCTGATATATACCAAATATCTAGCAGTGCTCCTACACAACGAGCTGACGGTACATCTTTACAAGAAGGTGACTTATGGTATGATAGTTCTAATGACAACCTACAAGTTTATACAGGTAGTGCATTTTCTATTATTACACCGTCTCAGTCCGTTCTTGATGACGTAGCTATCGTATCTGGTGCTATAACATACCAAGAAGATTTAGGTCTAATTACATCAGCAACAACTACAGGCAGCTCTAACGGCTCTCTTGATATAGTTGCAGATGCAATAGAAGACGAGATTACTTTTACTGTTACAGCAGCCACAGGTAAATTTATTATTGATGGTGTAGATAAGCCTGCACTAACACTACACAAAGGCTGGACATATACATTTGACGTAAGTGACGCATCGAACGCAAACCATCCACTACGCTTCAAAAGCGGCGGTAATGCTTATAATACTGGTGTTACTGTTACTGGCACTCAAGGACAAGCTGGTGCAAAAGTCCAACTTGTAGTACCTGAGTCACAGCCAACAACTTTTATATACTACTGCACAAACCACAGTGGTATGGGTAACTCTATAACTGTTGTAGAAGACCCAATCAAACTCGTAGCTGACAACATTACAAGTGTTAACACTACAGCTACAAGTATCGCTAACGTAAATACTACAGCTGGTTCTATTAGTAATGTTAATACAGTTGGTGCTTCAATTAGTGATGTAAACAGATATGCTAACGAGTATCAGATATCTGCTAATGCACCTAGCTCTCCTGATGCTGGTGATCTTTGGTTTGATACCGCTAACAATACACTTAAGAACTACAATGGATCTGCGTGGTTAGGTATTACATCTAACTCTGGTATCCAGAATGTGGCAGACGATACGTCACCACAGTTAGCAGCTACCTTAGATGGTCAAAACAACAACTTAACAAACATCGGTACTATAGATGGTGCTAACTTACAACTTGACTTCGGAACCCTATAAATGGCAAAACAATTAAAACTAAGAAGAGGTACAACCTCACAACATGGTAGCTTTACTGGAGCCGAAGGTGAAGTTACAGTAGATACAGACAAGGAAACACTTGTCGTACACGATGGCTCAACAGCTGGTGGACATCCTGTAGCAGCAGAAGATATGGCAAACGTATCTTCTGCATCTATTGCTGGAAGACTTGCTAATGACTCTATTGCAACATCTAAGATTGCAGCTGGAGCATTGCCTTCAGATGTAACAGTTGCCAACGCAAACGTTACGTCAAATGCTGCAATAGCTGGAACTAAAATTGATCCTGACTTTGGATCTTTACAAATATCAACTACTGGAACTATAGGTTCTGGTGATATTACACTAACAAATACTCAACCTAAAATTGTTTTTAATGATAGTAATAATAACTCAGACTATCAGATTGAAAACTTAAATGGTGTATTTAAGATTAGAGATAATACAAACTCAGCAGATAGAGTTACTATAGATAGTAGTGGTAATACTATTTGTACTGGCAACTTTAATGCTAGTGCTGGTGTTGATGTAACAGGAAACATCACAGTATCAGGAACAGTTGACGGTAGAGACGTAGCTACTGACGGTAGTAAACTAGATGGTATTGAAGCATCAGCTACCGCAGATCAGACTGCTGCTGAAATAAGAACTCTTGTAGAATCTGCATCTGATAGTAACGTATTTACTGATGCTGACCATTCTAAGCTAAATGGTATAGAAGCCTCAGCTACAGCAGACCAGACAGCAGCAGAAATAAGAACACTTGTTGGTAATGCTTCAGACAGTAATGTATTTACAGATGCTGACCATGCAAAACTAGATGCACTGACAACTTCAAATGGTGTCATACTTAATGGTGTAACTGCAACAACACAATCTGCTGGTGATGCTTCAACAAAAATCGCTACAACTGCGTACACAGATACAGCTATATCAAACTTAGTAGACTCATCCCCCGGTGCTCTAAATACTCTTAATGAGTTAGCAGCAGCTATAAATGACGATGCTAGTTTCTCGACTACAGTTACAAACTCAATAGCTACCAAAATGCCTTTGGCTGGTGGTGAATTTACAGGTGATGTTACTTGTCACAATATTACACCTGACGGAGATAGCAGCAGAAACTTAGGAACAAACTCTGTAAGATTTGCAAACGTATATGCTGACAACTTTGTTGGTGGCGGTGGTAACTTAACAGGTGTAGAGTCCTTTGTATCTGGTATGATTATACTATGGTCTGGTTCTGTAGCTAATATTCCTAGTGGATTTGTACTATGTAATGGTTCAAACAGTACACCAGATTTACGAGACAGATTTGTCGTAGGTGCTGGTAACTCTTACGCTGTTGGAGCTACAGGTGGTGCTACAACTGCTTCAGATAACGTTAGTGTAACTGGTACTGACACAGTTAGTATATCTGCGTCTGGTACAGCTTCTATAACTGTATCTGGTACTACAGGAGGTGACAGTGAACTTTCTACATTTACCGGTCGTCAACCCGGTAACTCTCAACACATTGCTGTTCAATATGTACCAAACTATACGTACTTTACTAACAGTTCTCATACTCACTCTTTCTCTGGATCTGGCTCTGATACTGTAAGTGTATCTGGTACTGATACAGTTAGTATAACTGGTACTGATTCTGTTACCGTGTCTACACTGTCTCCATACTATGCACTCTGCTATATAATGAAGACCTAGTGGACTTACCCACCATAAATATACCAAACTCTGTTACAATAAAAACAGTAGAAATACCTTTACCCACAGCAGATGTTCCCTCATATCAACCTTTGGTCGTACCTCCGCAAGATTTACGAAGACCCGAAGGTACAAAGGAGGTGCAAACA